CCCCCCCCATTTTTTAGGTGATTTATGCCAGATTTTACCCCAACCAACCCAGGCGCATTATTCCCAGCTTCAAAACTAACCGCAGTTACGCCAAGCAATTCTACCGTATTAACTGGCGTTAGGGCCGTATGGGTAGGCGGTGCGGGAGATATTGCCATTATGGCAGTAGATGATTCGGCTGCTGTAACTTTTACTGTTCCATCGGGAACTATGCTTCCCGTGTTTGCTAAGCGAATTATGGCAACGGGAACCAGTGCCACTAACATTGTAGCTTTGTATTAGGGACTATATGGGAATAAGTATAAGCGTTACGCCAGTACTACCGCCGCCGGTACAGCATCCAGAACCGATACCAGTACCGCCGGAATAAAGGTGCTAAATATAGGATTGTAGTGTTATAAGTTGTTTATAACCTTAATCCTATAAGGAGATAATTTATGCCGCAAATCGATTGGAATAGTATAATAAATGGGGCATCTCAACCCAAAAAGCGCTACGCAGGAGCTAATGTTCGCTTTTTTTATGCTTACAATGAAAATGAAGAAAAATCCCTAAGAGAAGGGCGTCCGATATTTGATGAAATACCTTCAATTAGTATTCAGTGGCCTGGTGGGGATGAGACTGTTAGGCGTATAGAGCAGCAAGATATTAACGAATACCCTGAGCTTTACGCTAGATTTAAAGCTGGTTCTGAGCCAGTAACAGAGGGTACTCCATTGGCAGAATGGCCAATGATGACCGGCTCCGCTATGCGAGAGCTTCAATACCTTGGATTTAAGACGGTAGAGCAGCTTGCTAATGCTTCTGATGAGGCTAAACGCAAGCTAGGTACTTTGTCTAGGTTCGCTAAGTTGGCTAAGGAATGGCTAGATGCTGCCAATTCTAGCCAAAACGAGGTAGCTAAATTAAAGCACCTTCTTGAGCGCGAACAGGAGAGGACAGCAAAACTAGAACATAAAGTAGAGCTACTTCTTCAGCGTGTCGAAGCCAATGAAGGCACAGACTTGCGCTCAGAACGAAAGGAGGTGATCCCGTTCACCGAGGCCGAAGGGGAGGATAGTTTTACCGACGATGAGCCTAAAAGAAGGGGGCGACCTAGAAAGGTATGAGCATAGCCACGGTTATACAGAACGTAGCTGATGAAGCAGGGTACACTGTAGAATCTAACATTTTTACTTCTACAGAAACGACAACCAAGCAACTGCTTGCTATAGCTCAACGTATTAACCGTGACATATTTGAAGCGTATCCGTGGCCTAAATGTTACGCTTCAGGCTCAATAACGCTGGTAGCAGGTCAGGCCACTTATGCCCTACCAGCAGCTTTTAGCCATTATCAATACGACACTTTTTGGAATCAGAGCACTAGATGGCGAGTTATTGGGCCTATCTCCGAGCAGGATTGGGCACAGATTCAAGGCTACGGTTTAATGCCAACAATATACCAGCGGTTTCAAATCCGAGGTATGTCCAATAACGAGTTGCTAATTAACCCTACTCCTACAGCAGCTAATGCCGGTCAAATTCTTATATTTGAGTATATAGCTGATAGAAGCGTAAAGCCGGTTAATTGGACCGCTTCTACGCCTTTTGCAGCTAATGCCTATTGTTTTAATAACGGCAACTACTACCAGACGACCGCTGGAGGCACTACAGGGGCCACAGCACCAACGCATACAAGCGGAAGTGTGTCAGATGGTGGCGTAACATGGGCGTATTACAACGGGCCCTATAGCTCGTTTTTAGCCAATACAGATACCAGCATTTTTAACGAGAAGTTAGTAGAGCAGGGGATCCTAGAAAGGTTTGCACAGATACATGGTTTAGAAGGGGTTAGGCCATTATTTGACCAGCAGTTGCATGAAGAATTTAGCCGCACTAAGGCAGGGCAAGTTATTTATGCTGCTGGTGAATACAGGCCGTTACAATTTGCAAGAAGTGGAGTAGCAGCGTTTGGGACGTGGATATAATGCAAGAGCCAGATATTGTTAAAAGAGATGCGCAAGCATATTACCAGTGGTTACGCTCTCAGCGTATTCCAGGCGCACAAGCCTATCAAATGGTAGTTCAGCGATTTGGTGAGCCAAAAAGCCAAGGTGATTTAGCAGCAGAACGACAAAAAGCAGCAGAAAATGCTGGTTTAGCTCAAGCAGGTGGCGCAGTAGCTGGGACTCTAGGTACTGCGTATTTAGCTAATCAAATTTTTGCACCGGCGGCAACTACAGCAGCTACAACAGGAGCAGCAACAGGAGCTGTAGGCGCAGGGACTGGTGCCACTGTAGGCGCAGGAAGTGCTGTTGGTGCAGGCACTGCTGGTGCTGGTGCTGGGGCTGGTGCTGGGGCTAGTGCGGGAGCCGGTGCAGGTGCGGGTAGTGCTGGTGCAAGTGCGGGTAGTGGAATAGGAGCTTCTTTAAGCATGGCGGGACCAGTTGCAGCAGTAGTCATGGGCGCTTCTGAAATGTGGGAAGGCGGCATGAAAGATATATTGCGCGGAAGGGGCAACAGGCAAGATTGGACAAATTTTGGAATTAACGCTGCTGGTGGAGTAGCGCCAAATATCGTATTGCGCTGGATGGGCAAACCTTCTTTAGGTCGCAAAATGACTACTGGTAAATCTGATGCTCAACTTATTCGAGATGACTTTAGAGGAGATTTAAAAGAAACTGGAGTAGCTGACGATAATTATCATGTAACTTTAGCCGATGGTTCTAAATTTAACATTGGATTAGATGGAAAAACTAAATATACCAATGTTGGAGAAAACGTAGATGGCAAAAAGACAAGAAATGCTTGGGATGTAGACTGGTCAAACCCATTAGCTAAATTAGCAAGCGATAAGATAGATCCAATGATTCGCAGATTATACGGAGAAGATAACGCCAAGGCTAAATTTTTTCCTAGTCAATATACTGGCATGTTGGTTAATGCTGTTACCTCCAATGCCCAAAGCGAACAAGATGTTTTAGCAAATATAGAAGCAGTTTTAGGCAAGTCTAAATTTGCACAAGAGGCCGGAGTAGGAACTGCTCCCGTTGCTCCAACAAAAGCACCAAAAGGACAAGTAGTGCGAGTTTCGCCAGGAATGTATGTAAATGATAAAGGACATGTAGGACCAGCAAAAACAGTTAGGGAGTCATTGGAAAAAAATTATAAGAAAACTAAAGAAAAGGAAAAGAAATAATGGCAGAGAAAGGCAAAGCACTTAAAGGGGCATTAGCTTCAAATCCATCTCGTCGTGGTGATATGGATGAAGGCAAGATAACCGAGCGAACTCGTCGCGCTGCTAGTCGTGCAGCTAGTAACGCTCCTAGAGAAAGACTTTCTCCTGGAGTTTATCGTAGCGCTAGTGGAGGCTTAGTAACGCAGAGTGGTCGACCAATTCAGCGTCAGCAATCGCCTGGGATGGCTGCTCAAGCTGCTGGCGAAGCTGCTGCACGAGGAATGGGTGGAGTAGCTGGCCAAGTTGGTCAAATGGCTGGAGACGCTTTTCAGAATCTTCCTGGCCAACTCAATTCTGTTGCTAATCAAACTCAGCAACTTGCGCAGCAGTCAACAGGCCAGGCCGGTTTTGTTGGCAATCAGTTTGGAAACAATATGCCTATCAATGATTTAATGTATCGCACACTACCTGGCCAGCCAGGGAATGTAGGCGCTATGTTTGGTCAGCTGCCACAAATGCCACAGGCTTCAGCAAATCAGGGCGGTCAATATCGTTTGAGTCCTGGTGTATACGGCACTCGTGAACAGGCTATGCAGCAGTACAACCGACAGATGTTAGATGCTGGTGTGCAACCTGCATATACAAACTACGAACAAATGCCCGCATTATTAAATTATTTTGGACCTGGTGGTGGACAAGGACAGCGTAGAGGGTAGGCAATGCCGTTTCAGGGATTTACTATGCCACCTCCCTATGGTGGATTGGACTTAGTTAGTCCGATTGACAATATGGAGCCAACCTATGCGTTGGAATTGGTAAATGTGTTTCCTGGAGCGGGTGCTCCAACTGTTAGGCAGGGGTATCAACAGTTTGCAAATGTAGGTTCTACAGGGCCGTTAAAGTTTTTAGATTCGCTAAATTTAACTAATGGTTCAAATGTTTTAATTGCTTCAAATGATTCAGCCATTTACGGCATTACTTCTGGCGGGACAGTTAGCACTATTACTGGCTCTGCTATTACATCTGGAGAGTGGCAATCCACAACCTATAATAACAGAATCTATCTTTGTAACGGCACTGATAACGCTAGGTATTGGGATGGCATTTCTGCTACTACAAGCAATCTTACATTTACCGGCCTAGCACTGACTAGCATGATAGGAGTAACTGCTCACAAGGAGCGGTTATATTTTATTGAGAATAACAGTCTTAAAGTTTGGTACGGTGGCTTACAAGTTACAGGCACAGGCGGTACTCCAGCGCTAACAAGTTTTGATTTGTCATACGTTATGCAGCGTGGTGGCTACCTGGTAGGTATTGGTAGCTTTAGTAACAGTAACGCTAACAACGTGCAGGAGTATTTCTGGGCCTGTAGCTCGGAGGGTGAGCTAGTTTTCTACTCTGGTAGTTACGCTGGAGATTTTGCTACATGGGGCCTAGTCGCTCGATTTTATATTGGCAAGCCGTTAGGTAGACGCGCTTTTGTTAGGGTTAATAACGACGTCTGGATAATCACCGAGCAGGGCATTGTACCAATGTCGGGCGTATTCCAAGCCGATCCAGAAGCAGCTTTAAACATAGTTAGCCAAAAGGTTAATCCGCTTATTTCTACAGCAGCTAGTAGCGTACCGTTTGATCATCAATGGCATGGATTCTTTTGGCCACAGGGTAGGCGAGTGTATATTACTATTCCTGATGCTGGAAATGCTTGCCACTTTTTAGTTTATAGCATTGATACTAAAGGTTGGACTGAATTTAGGTTATTTAATGGCGAGCATTGTTTATCATCGTGTTTGTTTAATCGTAAGCCTTTTTACGGCTCGGCTACCGGCATTGTCTGGACTGGAGAGACTGGCCAGGCTGACGCCGTTGTTAGTGGTTCTGGACAAGCAATAACCTATTCGGGACGTACTGCATTTAGCTTTTACGGCTCCCGTGGCAACTATAAAGCCTTTAAAGATATTAGACCTATAATGAAGGTAAAGCGTGGGGTAACGTTAAATCTGGGGCTTGATACCGATTTTAGACGGCAACCTACAGTTACAGCAGTTACTACACCAACCGGAGTTTATACACCTTGGGGCAGTCCTTGGGGATCGCCGTGGTCATCAGATGTTGAATATGTATTTGATAGGTTCGCAGTTAAAGGACAAGGCCATTGCGCGGCGGTGCGGTTTGGTGGTTCCATAAAGAATACATCCCTACAACTGCTTGGGTTTGAAATACGTTATGATATGGGTGGGCAGGTATAATTATGGCAACGCAACAAAAAGGTGCATTAAATAAAACACCAACAAATAAACAGCAAAGCCTTACTCCTACTAGGCCAGAAAACTTGGCTATGTTTAATACGCTTACACCTGAGCAGCAAAAAAAGTATCAGGAGATACGCAAAACTAAGGGCGTTAAAATAGCCAACTCATTTTTGCAAAGAAGGGCTCAAAAACCTGCTACTGGCCCATTGCCTTATGACCAGATGACTAGAGAGCAGCAAATTGAACAAGGCTTTGAACAGGGAGGCCAGGCTTATAACGATATAGTCAATAGGTTTAGAGGCTTTGACCCTAGCCAGATGCAAGCGCAATATGAGCCTCAATTTCAACAGGAAATGGACAGGTATCGTCAAAACATTATGGGGCAGTTTGAAAGACGCAATGCTGAAGAATTTGAGCGACAGAATATAGCGACTCAGCAACAGATTGCAGAGCGTGGATTAGATCCCAATAGCCCTGCTGCTCAGGCGTTAATGAAACAAAATACGCAACGACAAGATTTAGCTCGTCAAGAAGCTATGTCAGCAGCAGAAACAGGCGCTTATGGCATACAAGAGCAAGCGTTTGGACAGGCTTACAAGCAGCAGATGCTACCTTACCAGATGCATGAGGCTATTCAACAACCCTATGCTTATGGCACTCAAGCATACTATCAACAACAACAACTACAGCAGCAGCAAGAATTTGAGGCTAAGCAAAATCAGTTAAATCGTCAGACACAAATGCGAATAGCTGGTATGAATCGCGGTGGAGGCGGTGGCGGTGGCGATCCAACAGATTCGTTTTATGACCGTCAAATGCCAGGATTAGGATTTGGTAATCAGCCACAACCTAATCCGATTGCATCGGGAACAATAGGGTTTGTGCAGGGCGTAGGGTCTGGTATTCAACGACAAAGGTAAATTATGGCAGATGGATTAGCTGGCGCACTAGCAGGGTTAAACTATACACCACAGGAAACTGCTTATGGTATTGCTGGTGGTGCACTTAACCAACTTACCCCACAGATTATAACGCCTTATACCTCTACAGGAAGGGCGGTAGGTATAGGCTTAGGTTCGATACTCCTTCAGTCATTATTGGGCTACCAGGCGCGTCAAGAGGCCGTACAGCAGAGCCTAGAGACTAATCGGTTGGCTAACCAGCTTATGACGTTTGAAACGCCAGAACAAAGAACTGGCTTTATTGAGCAACTTCCATCCGGCGGCTTTCTTGACCCACGGGAGCGATTACTTACGTTAGCTACGGCGCTTAATCAGCAGGAAACTGCAAGAAAAGCTAAAGCAGCAGAAAAGTTAGCTGAAATGACGGCTGGATATGAAGCGCAATTAGGCGTGGAGGGGACAAAAGTTTTTGAGCGTGAGCAAAATGCTTTACTAAATAGAGCGTTGGCATTACGAGCGCCTACAGGCGGTGGTGCTGGTAGGGGTGGTAGTAGTAGCCAAACAACAAAACCATTTGGGGCATTACCGTTATTAGAAGGTGGAAACGCATTACAAGCAAAACTGGACGCTTTAATTGCTCGTGGTATTCAGATGGGGATGACTCCAAATCAAGCAGCACAATATGCTGAAAAGAATATACGAGTTGATAGAAAGGCTACTGATGCAGCTCAAAAAGTTATTGATGAAAGTAGGCAAAGAGCTGGCAAATTAGAGCAAGTAGCTACAACAGCTCGTGCTGGAGTTGAGGGCGCTGGATTAACTGGTGGAGTAGAAGGTGGCATTAGAGAATTTGCTTCTAAAGCATACGCCTTTGTTAGTCCTTCAGAACAAGAGCAACGAGATTATCAAAAGATTTTAGATTCTGTACGGCCAAATGTTATTAACATGCTTAAATCGCCTGGTGCTGTTTCTGATTTTGAAAGCAACTTGTTGATGGGTTCAGGGCCAAGTTCAGTAAATACGCCTACTGAAAATAAAAAATTAATTGAAGGTATGGAGACAATCGCTAACCTTGAATCAGATTATGCTGATTTTGTAGAAGCATACATTACTGAAAAAGGTTCTTCCGTTGGCGCAGATGCTTTATGGCGACAATACAAAAGCGAGCAAGTATTCCCAGAAGGCAAATACAATCCTATGCGCGCTGATTGGGCTAGTTGGCTTAGTGAGCGTGGCATGGCTCCTGAGCCTGCTATTGTAGGGCCGGTGCAAGATGAAAAACTACAAATCCTTAAACAATTACAAGCAGAGATAGCAGCAGAAAGAGCCAAGCGAGGACGTTAATGGATGAGATTGACGCACAGATAGAAGCGGCTAGAGCTGAGTTGGCTGCATTACGAGCAGAATCAGAGCCTTCTATGCTTGGTCAATTTGCTTTTGACGTGCCTGTAGGCGTGGCTCGTGCTGGAGCTGGTCTTGCTGATGTGTTGTCTTATCCAGTTGTTAAAAGTTTAGAATACGCCGGCGCGCCAGTAGAAACCTTTGGGCTAAGTAAGCTACTCACAGAAGCTGCTGGGCCTGAAACGCCGACACAAGAAATAGTCAGCTTTCTCACTCCTTCGCCTTTATCAAAGGCTAAATTGCTTAGTCAGGCTGGCACAGGATTGGCTTCCTACCTTGGCATGAAAGGTGCTGAAAAAGCGATGCCCGAATCGCAGTATGCTGGATTGGTAGGCGCATTGGCAGGACCTGGGGTAGCTACAGGTGCAGGTAAACTTGCTGGCGCTGGCGTTAGGGCAGTATCGCCAGCCGTAGGTATTGCTGCTGGTAGTAATGAAGCATTGCAAGCAGCAGCACAAGCTGAAGTATTACGGCAAGCAGGAACGGAAGGTGTTGAGCGATTACGCTTGGCACAGGAAATGCCTAAGCTGGCAACAGGCACAGGTGGAGTACCATTAACCGCTGCTGAAATAGTGCAAACACCTAGCCTTGCTCAATATCAACAGGAAATAGCAAAAAAAGCAGGGGCTACTGACATATTAGGAGCAGCACGAGAAGCCCGTGGCGTAGAGTTGCAAGCTGCTTTAGAAAGACTGGGCATAACTCCAGAAACAGGGGACTTCGGTATTGCTTTGCGAGATGCAGCAGAACAGGCTGCGAAAAAGAAAGCTGCAAGTGAAGGTAGTATATTACGGTCGCTTGGTCTTACTGAAGAAGCCGCAGCAGTTACTAAAACCGAACGTGGTGCAACGCTGCGAGAAGCAATATCAACTAAAATGGATGATGCAGACAATCTTGCGTCAGAAGCATGGCGAGCTGTTCCTAAAGAAACAAAACTTAATGCAACCGATACATTAAAAAAGATACTAACTGATTTTAATAACTTTGATGAACTAGATAGAGCTGATGCTATAAGCGATGTTCCCAAACTTGCTAGAGTGTTAAATCAAACAGAAAAGTACCTTCAACAAAATGAAGGTATTATTACTGTTGGTCAACTACAAGGCTTGCGACGAGCGGCTGGTAGGGCAATGACAGAAGCAAGCGGTAAAAATACAACTGCTGGTCGTTTAATGGGCGACTTTAGAGAAAACTTAGAAACAACAGGATTAAAATATTTTTACGATCAAACTGTTGGTACTTCAGGAGGATTGCCTGGAACAGCTGCTACAGCGACAGACTTGAACGCATTGCAAAAATTAAGCACTGCTATTGATAAAACTCGTGAAGCAAAGCAAATCTTTAACGAGGGTGTAGTTGGTGAGATTACAGCTTTGCGCCGTTTCAAACCAAAACTAAAAACAAGTTCAGTAATTGATAGAGCATTAAAAAATCCAGAAAATGCTTCTGAGATTGTTGGAAAGTTTGGTAAAGATTCCGTTGAAGCAACTGAGCTTCGACTTGAAATGCTAGGGCGATTAGACAAGGCGACTAATCCAACAGACTTTTTAGGCCGCAATAAAGACACGCTCAAAGCTATCTTTGGTAGTGACTACACTGAATTAAATAAGTTTGCTCAACAAAAAGGACGTGGCACAGGACTAGAGCAGTTTGAGCGCATTACTGATACGCAAATACCTAACAAGATATTTGCCGACGTTAAGCAAGCCAATGCGTTTATGGAACGATTTCAGGGTACCGAGCTTGAGCAATACGCTCGTGCCAAGTTTATAAAAACAAAACTAACAAAGTCAGGTAATGCCGTAGCTAATTTAGATGCTAATAAGAAAATAGCTCAACGCTTGTTTGGCGCTGATTACGGTGATTTGCAAAAAGTTATTAATGATTTAGAACTTTCTAAAGCGCCTAGCCAGTTAGCTAAAGCTGCCAGCAAAGGCCAATCAATTACAAGCCAGAGTCTAACATCGCTAGGGGCTATCGCTGCTAGTCGTGGTGTTATTGGAGTAATGAAGCAAGGAGCCTTGCCAAGTAGTATAGTAGGTGGATTTGGAGGTGGCTGGCTGGGAGCTACAGCAGGTTTAGCAGCGGGAGCAGCTTTACGCAAAACAGGCCAAGCCAGAGAGTTACAGATGGATAAGTTTGTAGCTGAGATACTAGCTAATCCTAGTTTGATTAAGTTTGCGGCTGCACCGCCTACGGAAGCAAATATCCGCAAGCTAATTGATATAGGACAAACATTACAGCGTGGTGGTTTAGCCGCAAAAGGCGCAAGAGCCACCGAGATGGCAGCAGCAACAGAAGCACCTGCTGATATAGACGCAGCAATAGAAGCCGCTAGGCAAGAATTAAACGCTTTACAAGGTATTAAAGAATAGAGAAGTAGAAGCATAAGGAGCATTTATGGCTTGGAACGCAGGAAACTTTACAAGAGCTAACGGCTCTACTGAGTGGCAGGATGATGCGGCGCTAGGGTTAGGCATTGAGCCAGGTTTGCATGATGCCCAGGATAATGACTTAGCTACAGGTATTGACCAGTGCCTTAACAAGACCGGCCAGAATTCTATGACTGGCAACTTAAATATTGGTGGCAATAGAGTTACTAATGTTGCTTCTGGTACTGCTGCGGCACCTGCTATTTGTGCTGGCAACGATGTTGACACTGGTATTTTCTCTCCTGCTGCTAATGAATTGGCAGTTTCTACTGGTGGCGTTGAGCGGGTTAGATACGACAGTTTTGGTCGGGTAGGCATTGGAATATCTCCAGGATATACATTGCATATGCGTCGTGATGCTAATGACAATGCTACAACCACAATGCTTCACAATAATAGCAGCGGAGCTAGTGCATCGTGTAGTATGTTAATGGGAAGTGATGGCGGTGCAGGTATTGCAGGTATTATTTTAAATTCATCTGCCAATACCACAAACGCTGGTGTTAATGGTTTAGCCATTTATAACAATGCTAGTGGAATTATTAGGGTAGTTGCTACCTCTGGCGGTGTCGATCTTGCATCGGG